GCTTAATAAAGGAGAAAAACATGACAAATCTTACACTTCACACTCTTGACTTCCCAAACCTAGCTAACCAGTTGCATCGCCATTCAATTGGCTTTGATCAAATGTTCGATCAACTAAATCGCACATTTGCCAACAGTAAAGCAGACGGTAACTATCCACCACATAATGTAGTCAAACTTGACGACAATCATTATGCAATTGAACTGGCAGTAGCTGGATTCAATGAGGATGAAATCGATGTAGAGCTTAAAGACAATGTGTTGACTGTTAAAGGTGAACAATCCAAAACTGAAACAGAAGTTGAATACCTGCACAAGGGAATTTCAACAAGAAACTTTGTTCGTACATTCCCTTTAGCCGAACACATTGAGGTGCGTGGTGCTAAAGTCAAGAATGGTATTTTGGCAATTGCACTTGAACAGGTAATTCCAGAAGAACAAAAACCCAAGAAAATCGCTATCACATTCAGTAAGTAAATAGAGATTTACAATTATTGTAATGATAACGTAACATGTTCGCATGCCCTCCTGTTTTATTGCAGTGTGGGCATGTAGATGTAGCTTTTGGTTTACCGGCTTTACCTAATGATATGTTTTTACGATGTTCTGTGGATTTAGGTTTTCTTCCAGATTCAGACATTTTGCGTTTTGATTCTTCAGAATATTTTATAACTCCAGAAATACCTTTATTCCAAGGTACTTTACCTTTGTTATTTTTTCCTATCCCAGAATCTCCACCAAGAACAATATTGTAAGTATCTGCTCTTTTGATATATGATTCGTTTACTAATTCAATTTCTTTTTGATTCATTTCATCAAAGGATTTAAAAATATGAAGTATTTCTTTTTTAAAAGATCCCTTCCCATATTGTTTAATAGCATTTTTAAGCCTTTTTCCAGACCCAAGATACCCATCGTTGATATCAGACGTGGCATGTTGTCCGATGTATTCAAATCCATTGACAATGTTTGTTGTCTTATATATAATATAGTAAATACACATGCTGATGCTCCTTCAAAGCGTTAGAGTAGTTGGGAACGCCAATTCCGCGAACTACATCAATATTTATACTCAAACCTTTTATTATGACAGATACCAAAACAGCAGTAGACGTTAGAGAACGCATCGCAGTTAAAACCAAAATCAAAGAACCCAAAGATTACAATGTCATTTATCTAAACGATGACGTTACCACATTTGATTTTGTTATCGAAACACTCACAGTTATTTTTGGTCACAGCTACACCGAAGCCGAAGAACTAACACGCAAAGTCAACGACGAGGACAGCGCAGTGGTAGCGACCTTGCCCTATGAAATGGCTGAACAAAAAGGCATCGAGGTTACACTTTTGGCACGCCAACATGGTTTCCCCTTACAAGTCAAAGTAGAGCAATGTAAATGAAATCACTAATCAAATTTTTAGCAGTGGCGCTAATAGCGTTGTCTGCTTATGCAGAACCTGTTAAAATCATCACCAACTTGCCAGTTGGCTCGGGTCCCGACAATATCACACGCAAGTTGGCTGAAGAATTGACCAACATGTGGCACGTGCCAGTCATTGTTGACAATCGCCCTGGCGCAGCAGGCGTGGTGGCCATAGACTACTATCTCAATCAACCCGCTGATGGCAATACTATTTTAATGTTAGATGCCGGTGCTTGGGGAACAACGCCCATCATTTATAATAAAGAAGACAAGTTTGCACAGTTGCAGATTGTTACTCCCTTGTACAGTAGTGATTGGGTAGTGGTCACCAACAACAAAATTAAAACGCTGGATGAACTACGACAAGCAGTCAAGGCACGACCTTACTTTGGGTCTTGGGGTATTGGCAGCGCAGGTCATTTGTGTGGTATTGAAGTATCTGCAAAATTGGGAATATCAACAACACACATTCCCTACAAAGAATACGGGCAATGGTTTGTTGACATCATCAACGGTGATTTGCCTTTTTCCTGTGCTAGTATTGGTTCTTCTGAACAGTATTACAAAGCTGGAAAAATCAATTGGTTGAGCATTACATCTACTAAACCTGAAGTTGATTTACCCACTGTGCCTACAGCCACTAAATTCTTTGGATCCACATTTCAACTTGACAGTGCATACGCTGTATTTTTTATCAATAAACAAATAGACGCACAACATGTGGCACAGATGCGCAAAGACATCAAGCAAGCGTTACAAAATCCAAATCTCAAGGAAGCTATCAAATTTGTACATGGCAAAACTTGGAATGGTACAGCAGAAGAATTTGAGCAGTTTGTTGTAAAAGACATTGCTTATAACCGTCGAGTAATTGACAAATTAGATATCAAAATAAACCAATGAAGAACTTAACCGAATTAATTAGACGTGATCTTGTTGTAGTCAATGTCTACACTGGCAACAGTATCAACTATGACGAGATCGTAAACAGAAAAAACTTCTTTAAACAAAAACTTGACAAAGCACTAAATCATCAAACAGTTGGTAAAACAGTTTATCTAAATCACAATGATTTTGATTGGGTAGTGCCCATTGTTATGGCTATTTGGGAATCGGGCTGTAATATTTTTTTACACGAACTCAACGCAGGTTTTAACGAGATTCCCGAATTCAGCGATTTTTACAGTTTCATTGATTTAACTGTGAATTTATCGCCTTTGGGTGCAGTTAAATTTAGCAATACATCCGTTGACCATTACGACTATCAATCTCATGTAATCTATCCCGATACCGTTGTAACTTTTGAATCTGCTGATACTGTGGCCGTCAAAGCACACACTAGTGGTACAACAGGCAGACCAAAGATCATCAACTTTACACATAAAGAACTGATTAATCGCGTACACATCAACCTTCCTTTTTACAACTACGGCGATAATCCCAAACCTTTCCATTTCAAAACTCTGCACCATGGAGCTTTGCTTTGTGATTACACATTGCCTTTGTTGGCATCTAGTCAAGAACATCATTTCTTACCGTCACGCAATGCCAAGTTAAGCGGTGATAATTACAACGCCAAAAACTTTTTAAATTTGGTACTGCCCTATATTGCACAGCATGAGATCACCACAATAATGATGCCATACGAATGGATAAATTATTTTGATTCAGTGGAACCTATTGCTATGCAACATAGCCTATCTATTAGGACTTTGCGCGGGTATGATGCTAGAATAGCTGCATGGATATTTGAAAATATTCAACCAAATAATATTTCTAACCATTTTGGATGCAGCGAGCTAGGTACTATGTTTATTGCTAGAGTAACCAAGGACAACTACAAAGATTATGTTCCTAATTTGTTCACGCATCGTTGCCCAGATTTAGAATGCACATTTGATACAAATCTTATGCAGGCACGCCATGCTGGTTACGATACTCACGTGCTGGCAGACAAATTTGTGGAGCAAGACGGCAAGTTATACTATTACGGTAGATCTTATGCGTTCACAGTTGACAATGAACAAATATATGTACATGATCTAGAAAACTATCTACGCAGCATTTATCACCCAACTAAATTTCAAATTGTACCAGATTTTCTAAATCAAAAATTATACTTGGCACTGTTTGATCCTGAGTTAGATACAGATTTGAACAAAATCAATGACCTAATTACTACAAATGTGTCTGCAAAACATTGCTTGCAGGATGTAAGATACTTTAGATTGCAGGATGTAAACGTGGGTATCAAACCCAGCGGGCCCATACTGCTCTACGCATTTACCAAGGACAACAATGATATTCAACCACATTAAACGACTTAAAGCCGAGGGTAAAAAAATTGGAATCACATTTAGTACGTTTGATATGCTTCATGCTGGACATATTGCGATGCTTAGTGAGGCAAAGAACCACTGTGATTATCTGATCTGTGGACTACAAACTGACCCAACAATTGATAGGCCCGATACCAAGAACAAGCCGGTTCAAAGCATTGTCGAACGTCAGATCCAACTTGCGGCCTGTCGCTATGTTGATGAAGTGGTAGTATACCAAACCGAACAAGATCTCATTGACCTTCTTCTCATCCTTCCTGTTGATGTCCGTATTCTTGGAGTAGAATATTCAGACAAAGACTTTACTGGCAAATTGGAATGTCACCAACGCGGCATCGAACTGGTATTCAATGGACGTGATCACAGTTTTTCATCAAGCAGTCTGCGTAAACGTGTAGCACACGCAGAAACTCACAAACTCTTAACCAAGCCTTAATCATGGACATCATGCTGGATTTGGAAACGTTGGGCACAGGGCCTGACGCAGTTATCCTAACCTTGGGTGCTGTAAAATTTGATCCCTATACTATGGAACTTCCCGGACCGGGCTTGTACATACGTCCAGATGTAGATGAACAAATTGCTCGTGGTCGTTTTGTAGACATGGGCACAGTTGAATGGTGGGGCAAACAAGCAGAAGATGTTAGAGAAGAAGCACTGGGCACAGAAGGTCGTATTCCTGTAGAGGAAATGTATCGACAATTAAATCGCTTTTTA